CATAAATCATTAATCACAGACAGATATAAAAAGCTATATGATGCCTATATTGGAGATTATCCAATCTTGCATCAAGCCAACAAAGAAGCCTATAAACCCGATAACCGTGTGGTGGTCAACTTTGCAAAATACATTGTTGATACATTCAACGGTTTTTTTATTGGCGTTCCTATCAAAGTATCTTCTAAGAAAAAAGAAATTGATGATTATATCAACTTGCTAGATAAATACAATGATCAGGACGATAACAATGCAGAACTATCTAAGATTTGTAGTGTTTTTGGAAAAGGATATGAATTGTATTTCAATGACGATTATGGAAATCTAGGGATTACCTATTTAGATCCAAGAGAAGGCTTCATGGTTTACGATGAATCAACAGTTCAGAAACCTAGATATTTCGTAACATATCAGATTGTAGACGAGGTTATGCGTGGGTATATCTATGACAAAACATATAGGTATGAGTTCAATGATAAAGGCGGCCTTCATGTATTTAATGGCGTAGAGCATGGATTCAATGATATTCCGGCAACCGAATTTATTGAAAATGAAGAACGTATGTCTATTTTTGAATCGACATACAGTTTGATCAATGCTTATAACAAAGCAATGTCAGAAAAAGCGAATGATGTTGATTACTTTGCAGATGCCTATTTAAAAATTCCAGGTCCAAAATTAGAAGAGTCAGATTTGGTACACATCCGTGATAATCGAACAATTAACTTTGAGTCAATGGATGGAAGTGGTGATGGAATCGTAGTTGATTTCATGTCAAAGCCAAATGCAGATGCAACACAGGAAAATCTAATCAACAGATTAGAGCGCTTAATCTTCCAAAACTCAATGGTGGCCAATATCAATGACGAGAACTTTGGAACGTCATCAGGTATTGCATTGAGATATAAACTTCTTTCTATGTCAAACCTGGCAAAAGCGAAAGAGCGAAAGTTCACGTCTGGAATGAATCGTAGATATCGTGTCTTATTTAGTAATGCGATCACACATCGTTCTGAAGACGACTGGCTTGAGGTTGAATACAAGTTTACACAAAATTATCCTGCAAACTTATTAGAAGAAGCACAGACTGCTGCACAATTATCAGGAATCGTGTCTCACGAAACCCAGTTGTCGTTTATCTCGGCAGTTGAGGATACAAATGCCGAAATGGAACGTATCAAAAAGGAAGATGAGAATGATATGGTAGAAACTGAAAATCGAATCTTCCAAAATAACGAGGATTCGCAAAACGATGAGCAGTAAAACATATTGGCGAGATCGTGAGCTTGAATGGAAAAAGAAACGCTTAAAAGATGAAAAGCAATATGCAGATGAAATACAAGAAATATATGCAAACATGATGGATTCGGTTGAAAAGGAAATCGAATCCTTTTTTACTCGGTATTCAAATAAAGAAAACATTACTATGGCAGAAGCCAAGAAAAGAGTTTCTAACATAGATATTAAGGCATATCAAAGAAAAGCTAAGAAGTATATAAAGGAAAAGAACTTTTCAGATGAAGCTAATGAACAGATGCGATTGTATAACCTTGCAATGAAAGTCAACCGATTGGAGCTTTTAAAAGCAAACATTGGATTAGAGCTTGTGGCAGGCCACGATGAATTGAAGTCGTATACTGGTGATAAACTAGAAGGAGCCTATTTAGAAGAGATCAAACGTAATGCATCTATCTTAGGTGATACAGTGATTGACAATGCGAAGATGGCCAAAACTGTTGCAGATTCATCCTTTAAGAACGCAACCTTTTCAGAACGAATTTGGGTCAATCAAGACCAGCTAAAAAACAGTTTATCCAGTGTTTTATCCAATGCATTGATTCAAGGCAAGAATCCTAGAGAGTTTATGCCTCAGATACGTAAGAAGTTCGATGTATCAAGATGCAATGCAGAAAGATTGTTAAGAACCGAGATTGCACGAGTTCAAACACAAGCACAGGCAGAATCTTATGAAGCTAACGGAATTGATGAGTATGAATATATAACGTGTAGCTTAAAAGATGTTTGTCCTTTGTGTAAAGAAATGGATGGCAAAACATTCAAGCTTAAAGACATGGAAATTGGTGAGAACGCTCCACCTTTACATCCAAATTGCCATTGTGCGCTCGCACCTTATTCAGATAGAAAAGTGTACGAGCAATGGTTAAATGGATTAGCAAGTGGAGAACACAATCTAAGGTTTGACGAATGGAAAAGTATTGATTTTAATACTCAAATAGAGCAACACAAAAAAGGAAACAAAGTAAATATTACAAGCCAGGCTATAAACAAAATAAAAAATGTTAGACCAACAGGGTATACAGAGGACGAAGCCCATGAGTCGATGCTTGTAAGACAAGAATTATTATCCTATTCAAAGAAGTACAATAATAGTAATGAAGTCTTAGCACTAAGAAAAATAACTAACACCGAGAAGACGCCGACAAATTTTGTAAAAGGGACAGAGGATAGTGTAGACTTTTTAGGTGATTCAGATACATTCCATTTATTAGTTAATTCTAGCAATAGATCTTTAGAATTAGTGCATAATCACCCAGGGCTTTCATATTTTTCGATGAATGATATAAATATTTTTATGATATACCCTTCTATAAAAACAATGATGATTGTTACAAATCAAGGAAAAACTTGGTATATCAACAAACTTGATAACTTTAATTTTGAAGAAGCAAAATCTGTTATGAAAGATGCACTTGAAAAGTACAAGGATAAAGATGTTGCTATTGAAAAGGCTATAGTTTTGGTATAGAAAGGAACTGATAACTATGAAAAATAAACCAGTTTTAGATGGTAAAATCACAGACGATAAAGTTTTTTTTGAAAATCTTTTGGAAGATTGGGAAAACGCAAAAGTTTTATATGAGAACTGGGACAAAATTTCAGAGGAATTCAGGAAAAATGAAGGCCGTCTTTCAGATGTTGATTTACCGAACAATATCCTTACCGCTTTAACATACTAAATGATGAGCATTAAAAAATATGATGTAATTATGGTCACTCAAAACGAGTGGCCTTTTATTATGCAAGGGAGTGATACTATGGATTATTATTTCACACGTGGTGAAGATAGATCAGAACAAATTAAGAAGCATATAAAAGAAGCAGCTCAAAGTATTATTGACCATGCAGATGATATTGTGGATCAATATGATTTTCTAACAGATTTAAAGATAGAAATGAATTTAAATCCTGATAACAACTGGCTTCCAAAAGTGCAAGTTACATCTAGTTTTCTCTCTGAAAGAACTATTAAGTTAAAAAAGACAAATGAAACAGGTGATATTATGTGATAAAAATTAAGATTAAACAGACAGAAAGTGATTGCCTGATTGAAGTACATGGCCATGCTCGTTACGCTCCGATAGGAAAAGATATCGTCTGCAGCGCTATCTCAGTACTATTTTTGACATTGGCCAATTCAATCGACGAAACATCCGATGCACTTTGCAGATATGATAGCCCTGATGAGAATTGCAAGACGTTGTATATCTCGGGTTTGGACCTTGCTGGAGAATTAGCAATTAATTTCTTCAGAATTGGATGCAAAGGCACAGAAGAAGCATATCCTGAATGTGTGGAACTGAGAGATGTGTAATCACAAATATTTGGAGCGTGTCGAAAGACAATATTATGATCAATGGCTAGAGTGCATCGTTGAAGTACGTAATCAACGGTGCATTTTTTGTGGAAAAGCCAAGACTTATAAAGTCTACATATCCACATTACCAAACAAGACCAAGCATTCACGTCGTTAAACTGTATGGGTTATAGGCCAAGCATTTAAGCCTTAAAAAGATATGGGAAATGACAAGCAAAGTCAGAAAAATAGGAGGAAATATAAATATGAAAAAATTCAATGACAGACTACCTTTTTGCTTACAACTTTTTGCAGATGGAACTTCAGGTAAAAATGATGGTGCTCAATCAACAAATACTCAATCAACTGAAGGACAAGACAACCAAGGACAAGACAAATCATCTGAAAAGAAATATTCAGATAAAGATTTGGATGCGATTCTTGATAAAAGGTTTGCACGTTGGAAAGCAGATCAAGAAAAAGAAAAAGCAGAAGCTAAGCGTTTAGCGGATATGAATGCACAAGAACGAGCAGAAGCAGAACGTGATAAAGTTAAAAAAGAGTTGGATGAATTGAAAGCAAAAAATGCGATTGCAGAAATGACAAATGAAGCACGCAAAATGTGTACAGAGCACAGTATTAACGTTGGTGATGACCTTTTATCTGTTCTAGTTAATCAGGATGCAGATAAAACCAAAAAAGCGGTTGATGCATTTGTTAAGATGTTTGAACAAGAAGTAGAAAAAGCAGTTAAAGAAAAACTGAAAGGCAACGGTCCAAAACGTGGTGGTTCAAACAAAGGGGTAACTCGTGAATCAATCTTGAATATCACTGATCCAATGGAAAGACAACACATGATTGCAGAAAATATGGATTTATTCCAGTAAATAGAAAGAGGTTAATTATATATGAAAAAAATTTATAAAGGTATGAACTTGCAAATGTTTGCAGCACCTACAGGATTAACGGTAGCAGATAACATCCAGATTAGAGCACACGAAATTGATTTTGTTACTAGTTTCGGAAAGAATATCCAAGCTTTATTGGATGTATTAGGAATCATTCGTCCAATCCGTAAAGCAAATGGCTCAGTTTTAAAAACAAAGAAAGTAACAGGAACATTACAGGATGGAAAGGTAGCAGAAGGTGAATCAATTCCATTAAGCGAATACAAAGTTGAAGAAGAAGTGTTCGATACAATTCGAATCGAGAAATTCCGTAAAGCCGTATCTATTGAAGCAATTGCAGAAAAAGGTTTTGAAGCTGCAGTATCTGATACAGATGAACAATTCCGTATTGATTTACAAGATAACATCACTGATCGCTTATATAAACAGTTGAATTTAGGTAGCTTAGTAGGACATGAAGCTACTTGGCAAATGGCAATCGCAATGGCAATCGGTAATGTTAAACACAAATTCCAACAAATGAAACGAAATACCACTGGTATTGCCGTATTCGTAAATACTTTGGATGCATATCGCTATTTAGGAGAAGCTAAAGTATCTATGCAGACTGCATTTGGTTTAACATACATTAAGAATTTCTTAGGAGCAGATATTGTATTCTTAACAGACCGAGTTGCAGAAAAAACAGTAGTGGCTACTCCAATGAACAACATCATTGCATATTATGTAGATCCAAGTGATTCTGAATTTGTAAAAGCAGGACTTTCATATACTACTGACAGTACTACTGGCTTCTTAGGATTCCATGTAGAAGGAAACTACGATCGTGCTATTTCTGACATGTTCGCTATCATGGGATTACGTTTAATGTGTGAATACCAAGATGCAATTGCGCACTTTGCAGTAGGTGAAGCAGATACCCAAACTTTACGTGATTTAACATTGACTGCTTCTGAAGGTGAAGAATCTGGAACTACAAAAGTAGCAGTTGCAGAACAGTTACAATCTATGAATAACAAATTCAAATATAAGGTAGGAGCTTCTGAAGAAACAGTGGCATATGGTGCAGATGTAAAATCTTGGAAGAACTTCGAAGAAGGAGCAGATATCAAAGCAGCAGAAACTAATCATTGTACTGTAGTAGAATGTGACAAAAACTACAAAGCAGTATCAAAAGGTGATGTAGTTGTTGATTTAAAGGCATAGGTGATTGAATATGTCGACAACAACCGTATTAAATGATGTAAAACTGCTTCTTGGTTTGCAAACTGATGATGAAAAGCTAGATACCATTGTAAGACTTACGGAGAGTCGACTTAAAGCGCTTCTAAGCGTCCAAATCATACCTGACGAACTAGAATATATCATTACTGAAGTGTCCATCAAACGTTTTAATAGAATTGGTTCTGAGGGTGTTCAAACACATTCAGTTGAAGGGGAGTCAATGTCATTTAATGATGATGACTTCTCTTCTTTCTCTTCTGAGATTCAATCCTGGAGAGATGAGCAAGCCAATCAAAATAAAGGAAAGGTTCGGTTCTTATGAGGTACGATAAACCTGTTTACTTTCAAAGGTTTGTGCAAGGTTCTTATAACGAGAACACAGGCAACTATGAAGATGGTTCACCTGTAGAAGAAATGGTAATGGCTTCCGTAATGGATACAAAAACACAAACTATGATACAGATATACGGACAAATCAGACAAGGTAGCCTTACTTGTCATATACAGAACATCTATCAAAAGCCTTTTGATCATATTCGAATCGGTACAAAAAAATACAAAGTTGATTATTCAAGAAGACTCCGTACAAAGGAGTCTTTTATTCTGTCTGAGGTGCAATAAATGGCAAAAGTTGAAATAAGAGGATTAGACAAACTGCAGAAGAAGCTAAAAAAGAATTGTTCGTTGGAAGATGTGAAAACAGTAGTCAAACAAAACGGTATAGAATTGCAAAGTAAAACTGTTAGCAATGCAGTATTTAAAAGGGACTATACAATAGGAACAACTAAAAAGAGTATCAGAGGTGAAACACGTGATGGTGGATTCACATATGCAGAAGGGCCAACAACACATTATGCACCTTATGTTGAATTTGGAACACGTTTCATGGATGCACAACCATTTGTTAGACCTGCGTTCAAACAACAAGTGCCAATGTTCAAGTCAGATATGAAAAAGCTAGTTAAGTAGGTGATGATATGGATTCGCAACAGGAATTATTTAGTGCATTACTAGTGCAATTAAAAAAAGAGTTAAAGAGTAAAGAAATTAGCGTATATGATACGTTCCTTCCATGTGAAGGGACACCATATCCGTATGTTTATATCGGTAGCAGCCAACTTGTTGATGATTATGGAAATAAAACAATGATTCTAGGTACTATCACACAAGTTGTGGATGTATGGCACAACAATCCTATGAAGCGTGGAGAGCTATCTGAAATCATGCAAATCATTAAGAAAGTAGCTAGACAGATTAATCACACAAACAACTTTGCTTTTATGATCCAAAATATCAACCAACGGATATTATCGGATTCTAGTATAGGAGCACCATTGATGCATGGTGTTCTTGAGTTGGATTTCAAGATTACAGGAGGAAGAAAATAATGAAATTTGATTTACAAATGTTCGCAGATAAAGTAATTGAAGCGGTAAATGGTAAGCAGCTTATTTATCTTTTCAGAGTTGCAAAAGATTCAAAGAAAGAAAATGCTAGTGCAATTGCTTTCCCAACAGAAAACGAACGAAACGTTACAAAAGATGCAGATACAACTGCTACAAAAGATGGAACTATTCGTACACCATCAGTGGCAGAAATTGAAATCACATCGACATCTATTATGCCAAAAGGTGATGCAATCATTGATAAATTAGAAAAGGCTATGTTGGCAGATGAATTAGTCGAATGTTGGGAAGTAAACCTAGCGGAAGAAGGAACTGAAACAAATGTGGGTAAGTTTAAAGCCAAATACTACCAAGGATATTTAACAGAATGCTCGATTTCATCTGAAGCAGAAGGCTCTGTGGAAGTTGATTTGACGTTTGGAGCAAATGGAAATGGTGCAGATGGATATGCATCAGTAACTAAAGAACAACAGGAGATCGCATCTTACGTTTACAAAGATGTAACTAAAGAAACAGAAAGCGTATAGAACATAGGGGGCAGAAATTGCCCCTTTTATATTTGTATTTAGAAAGTGAGGACTTTGAATGAGTAAATACATGGAAATTGAAGTGAATGGAGAAATTTATAAACTAGTAGCAGGATTTGGTTTTTTGCACGAGGTAAACAAAAAAGTAACTGTAGATGTACCTAATACAGGCAAGAAAAAAGAAGTAGGCTTGAAATTTATGGTTGCAAGCATCATTGATGGTGATATTGATGCATTAGCAGATTGCATTTTCTACATGAATGTAGGACAAACACCAAGATTAAAGAAAGCGGATGTCGAAAATTATCTAGAAGACGTTGATGATATCGACAAAGTTTTTGATGATGTAATCAATTTTTTATCTCAAGCGAATGCGTGCAAGAAAGAAGTGAGGCCACTAGTGAGCACGCAGGAAGCAGAGAAGAAGTAGAAGAAACATTCAATGAATTTTATGAACGTGTCGCTATGACTTGTTTTAGGTATCTAGGATTCAAAAACTTGGACCAGGTAAATAATATTACTCCTTACGAATATCGTCTTTTGATGAAGTCTAAAGAACTTCAAATTGTAGATAAACATTACGAATTACACTTGCAGGCTTATTTGAATATGGCAGCAAGTGCAAGGAAGCCAGTAGGCAAAAAAATAAAACCTGTTTATACGAAATTCGATAAATTCTTTGATTATCAAAAGCAGTTGGACAGAGTTATGGGTATTAAGAAGAAAAGCAAGTTTGATGGTTTAGCACAATTCATAAAAGAACAAAAGAAGGAGGGATAACAATGGCAGAAAGTTTTAGCGTTGAGGCTATATTGTCGGCAACCGATAAAAACATGACATCAACAATGAAGAAAGCTTTAGGAGCGTGTGAATCATTTGGCGATAGAGTTAAATCTATTGTGGCTGGCGTTGGTGTAACAAAGGTTATTGGCGCAACAATGAACGTTCTAAGCTCGTCTTTTGATGGTGCTATAAACAGATTTGATACCATGCAATCCTATCCAAAAGTAATGAAGTCTTTGGGGTTCGAAGTTGAGCAATCTCAAAAGAGTGTTGCAAAGTTAAATCAATCAGTTCAAGGCTTACCAACGAGCTTGGCGGATGTCGTTACAACATCTAAATCATTGGCGGCCGTTACAGGTAATATTGATAAGGCAACGGATACTACAATCGCATTGAACCATGCGTTTTTAGCAAGTGGATCTAGTTCTGAAGATGCATCACGTGGATTACAACAGTATTCACAGATGCTGGCTAAAGGTACAGTAGATATGCAGTCATGGAGAACATTGCAGGAAACAATGGCACCTGCATTGACAAAGGTTGCAAAAAAACTAGGTATTGCGAGTGGAAATGCAAATGAATTGTATGATGCCTTACAGAATGGAACAATTACATTTGATCAGTTTAATGATGCAATGATTGAATGTGATACAGAAACTGGTGGATTTGCAGAAACTGCATTAGAAGCTTCCAAAGGTGTTAAAACATCCATGACTAACATCAAGAGTGCGGTACAGAACCTTGAACAAGGCTTTATGTCGGCTATGAATAACATGTTGAAATCAAAAGCTATGGGAGGATTGGTTGATAATCTAGAAAAGATTAAATCTAAAATCTACGATTTCAGAAATTCAATCATGGAAACTAAGGACGATGGATTAACATGGGATTTTAAACCAGGAGTCATGGAGAATGTATCAAAAGCTATGGATTGGCTAGCAGACAGGGCAAACAATGCAAAAGCTATGATCCAACAATTCTATGATGGCTTTATGAAAACAGATGCAGTACAAAACGCAATCACAATGTTCGATAAAATCAAGGATGCTATCGGAAATGTAATGGATAAGTTACAGGACAGTAAAGTCTTTGAGCAACTAGGAGAAGATATTGGAAATATCATAGCAAAAGTAGAAGATGTAACTGGTAAAATTGCAGATTTTGTAGCTAATCTGAAAACGGAAGATGTCAAGAAGTTTGCAGGAGCAGTCAAATTATTGGCAGGAGCATTTGTTGGAGTAAAAGTTGGTAGCAAATTAACTAGCACAATCAAGGGAGTTGTTGGCTCTGCACAGAGTGGCTATTCAAAGCTAAAATCAATCATGGATAAAATCAAAGGCGTTGGAGGTACAGAAGGTGCTCCAACATCTAGCCCATCTTCAAGTGGTGTACCTGATATTGGAAATGCAAGTATACAAACTGCACAAAAAACATCTAAAGCGGCTCAGATTATTAATTCTGCGTTTGAAGGAATTTCTAATGTTATTTCTTCTGTGTGTGAAGGAGCAAAAGGAATTATTACCAGTCTAGGAGATGCAATTAGTAATGTATTCGAAGGGCTTGGAAATGGAATTAAATCCGCATTAGAAGGAGTCGGTACTGTTATTGAATCATTTGGTACTGCAATCAGTACAGTAGCGCAAGGGATCGGCCAGGGTTTAGCAACTGCATTTACAGGTTTAGGAACTGCAATTGCAATGGTACCGCCAACTACATGGTTAGCGTTGGCAGCGGCTATTCTTGCCACTGGTGCTGCTATGGCATTGGTCGGTTCACAAGGTGAAGGCTTGCAAATGGTTCTCGAAGGTGTTGCAGATGTTGTCTCTGCTTTTGGCCCAGTTATTAAAGATGTTTTTGAAGGGATTTCAAATGTAATTCAATCATTTGGTGAAACAGTAAGTGGAATCTTAAATTCAGTATCAGGAGTGATTAAATCTATTGGACAGTCTGCATTAAATGCAGGTAAAGGATTCAAACAACTAGCTAATGGAATTAAGATTATTACAAATCTAAACTTAATTGATATGGGAGCTAGTCTAGGAGCGGTAGCAGTAGGAATTGGAGCTATTGCAACTGCATCAAGTGGAATGGGCGATACTGGTGCTCAAATGATGGCATTAGCAACCGCATTAACAATGATCGTATCAACTCAAGCAGGTATTGAATCATTATCGGCAACAATTCCATCATTATCAGATGCTTTAAGCTCATTAAGCGGAGTTTCAGAACCATTAACAGTTGCAAGTGGAGCTATGACTGCATTTGCAGGAGCTATTGCACCAGTTGCAAGTTCTGTAATGGCTATTGCAGCAAGTATTGCGGTGTTAGTTACAGTAGCTTCAACAATTAGCAGTGCATTTACAAGTGCATCTAGTGCATCAGTAACGTCTATTAACGCGATTGTTACTGCAATGACAAATGCAGAAGCAAAAGCAACGACATCAGGAACCGCAATGGGTACTAAGTTTACATCAGGACTTAAAGGTAGTATGTCAAAGAGTGTTTCAGTAGCACGATCTTCATGCAATAACATCATTAGTGCATTCAATGCGTGCCAGTCTAAATCTTATTATTGTGGTCAGATGATTGGCCAAGGTTTAGCAAACGGATTAAGAGCGAGCGAAGGTCAAGTTAGATCTGCGGCCGCTAGTTTAGCAGCTGCAACAGATGCGGCAATTCGTGCAAAAGCTAAGATTGGCTCACCATCTAAAGTTGCAGATAAAGATGGTATGTGGTGGGGTAAAGGATATCGCAATGGTATTTTAGGAATGGTTCCTCAGGTTAAAAAGGCTGCAGAGAAGTTATTATATCTTCCAATGTTAGATGCTCCTAAAATGACTTTTGGAGGCATTGTGAGCGACTTGAACTCAGAATACGAATACACGAACAATGCCCAATTGACGATTGAAACACCACTTTATATCAATGATCGTGAATTTGCACGTGCAACATATAGAGCGAATCAGAATGAGTTTGATAGACACTCTAAATTCAACGAAAGATTGCGAGGTAACAAGTAATGTATGCATTCGTAAATACAGTGAACAGTGGCATTGTCGGTACTAACCTACCGACAGAAGCCATGTCATACAATGGCGTATATTTAGAAAATGAAATTGATGGTTATCGAACACTTTCTGTAACAGGTCGTGAGTTAATGGAATCAGAAGTTACGAATCAAGAAATTGATGGAATGGATGGTTCTTATTACAGATATAAAACTACACCTGCAAGAACGATTACTGTTAAATATCAACTGAGAGCTAGAGGAAGTAGAGAATTTCGTGATGCTTTCAATAAAATGAATAAATTGTTGAGTGGTGAGCAAGTAAAAGTCATTTTTAACGATGAAAGCGATAAGTATTTTATTGGAACAAAGACTTCAAATACACAGGTTGATGGCGGAAGCAACAACGTGATTGGTGAAATCGAAATCTATTGCTCAGACCCACACAAATACTCAACAACAGAAAAAGAGTTTACTGCTACTGATGGAGTGTTGAATATTGTAAATGAAGGAACTGTACCAGTTAGTATTGATTATGATGTTCAAACAACATCTGAAACAGGATATATTGGCTTGGTGTCTGAAGAAGGAATCATGCAATATGGAAAAATTGAAGAATTGGACGGAGAAACTTATCAAAGAAGTGAATTATTAGCTACAATTGATGATTTTATTAATTGTAAAGATGATACAAGTGGTACGGATGTAATGCATCCACAATATGGTGCTAATGGTACTTGTGCTACTTATAATTGGTTTAACAAAAAATTTATCGGCTTTGGTACAATCGGCACGAAAAAAGGTAGAGCAAATGGTGGCTTGAGAACATTAGAAATACCTGCGGATTCAAATGGAATTAAAGGTGCTAAGAATTTTTATTCGTATTTTCATTTAGTGTTTTGGGCCGGATTAATGGGCCAAACCGGTGAAATGTGTATCAACTTCTTGACTGCAGATAATAAATTGATTTGTGGATGTAGTTGGTACAAGACTGATGCGATTGGAAACACTGGCCATTATGAGATATGGGCTAATGGTAAGATGCTGAGACAATGGGGTTACACAACTTCACATTTACAGTATCAAAACCCTTGGTATTGGAACTGGGGACATTGTGATATTTATAAAGAAGGAGCGAATATTCGCTTCTTTTATTATGGTGGTTACTACAATTATTACATTCCTGAGATTGAAAATATGGAGTGTACTAAGATTCAAATTGCATTTAAGCAATGGGGAGATAGAAATGGTAATAAACTGATGTCTAGAATGGGATTTGATGTAATTAACTTTACAAAACATAACGTATCAAAGTGGAGCGATATACCTAATAGGTATCCAAGTGGTACTAATATTACGATTGATGGTAAGTCATCTCATGTATATGTAAATGGAATGTCTAGACCAGAAGATGAGGTGTTAGGTACTCAGTACTTCAAAGCGCCGGTTGGAACATCAGAAGTTAAAGTTACGTGCTCAGAATGGACAAAATCTCAACCAACAGTTAAAGCTAGAATAAGGGAGGCATGGTTATAAATGGAATACATAAGAATTGCAATATTAAATCCTTACAATAAAGTTCTAGCGTTTCTAGACAACACTGTGCCTAATGCAATGCATTACTTTGATGAAATCTTGCATACTTATTTAAAAGGTTCATCTTATACATTTGAATTTACTACAATGACTGCACATGATGATGCAGTCTTTTTAGTTGAGGGTAACAAAATAAGTTTTAAACGCAAAGGTAAAGACTACCATTTAACGATCATGAGTGTAGAAAAAGGTGGTGACACAACAACTGTTACCGCCTATGGCCTTTGCTTAGAACTAACGAATGAATATGTGGATGCATATAAAGCAACTAAAGCAATGTCGTTTGAAGAGTATATAAATGCGTATGGATTTGAAAGATCGTTTATTATCGGTAAAAATGAAGTATCAAATAAGAAGATTACTCATGAATGGACAGGCACTGATACTGTACTTGCTCGATTGTATTCTATAGCAACAGTGTTTGATGCAGAATTAGAGTTTGTAACTCAATTAAACGATGATTACTCATTGAAAAATGTCGTGTTAAATATTTATCGAGCACATTCAGATTCAGTTCAAGGAATGGGAAGTGACAAGCGCAGTACGATATTAAGGTATCCAAACGATGTTTACGGAATCACTAAGACTAGTGATATTACTGAATTGTATACTGCAATCAGACCGACAGGAACAAATGGATTGCAATTGAACTCAATCAGTGGCCGAACTGTTAAGGATTCGAATGGAAATGTTTTGTATAAAGTTCAAGGTAACAATATACTTGCACCTCAATCTAGAGATAGATTCCCTTCAACACTAATCACAAATCATTCAAATGATATGTATGCAGTGCAAATATGGTCTTATGAAACTGAAAATGTTGAAACATTATATGGTCAAGCTTTAGCTCAATTGAAAAAGAATTGCGTCCCTAAAGTTACTTACGATGTGGATGCATACATTGATACAGATATTGGTGATACGTTCACAATCGAAGATGCAGAGTATAGTCCTACATTGTATTTAGAGGCACGAATCACAGAACAAGAGATTTGTTTTACAGATACAGAAAAGTGCAAGACCATCTTTGATAACTTTGAAGAAAAACAATCACAGATTAGTTCGGCTCTAATCAGTGAAATGAACAAGATGATTGAATTAAAAAAAGTTTATGAAGGCTCAATCGTATCTTCAAATGGAGTTCTTTTTAAAAATGATTCAGATAGCACTCAATTGACTGCATTGGTAAAGGATGATGGAGTTGATATTACATCTAAGTATTCAATTATTTGGTACAAAGACGATGTGCAAATATCGACAAGTCAGACCATTACAATCAATGCCTCAGACCTATCAGAAAAGGCCGTGTACCGATTTAAAGCTATGAGTGGTGAAATACTCAAGGCGAGTGCAGAAGTCACTGTAATGCGATTACAAGACGGTAAGAATGGAGCAAGCGCTTATGTGCATATTGCCTATGCCAACAGTTCAGATGGTCGTGTTGATTTTAGCTTGACAGATTCAAATCGTAAATTTATTGGTCAGTATTCGGATTCAAAACAGTATGGTTCTGATGATCCAACAAAATACAGATGGTCAACAATTAAAGGTGAAGATGGTCAGTCGTTTGTTAGTGCCGAGGAACAATTCTATTATTCAACATCACAAACTGAATTAGTTGATGGTGAGTGGTTTGTTGGTAATGTGGTTTATCAAAGTGATAAGTTCCTATGGAAAAGATGGAAATGTACATATGCTAATCCAAGTGAAATCAAGTACACGAAAGCTATATTTGATAATACCTGGAATGAAATTGACTCAAAAATCGGTGAGATTCACACTCAAGTTTCGGAAGCTAACAATCAATCTAAAGAAGCAGTTGATAAGGCAACACAAGCTCAAACGGATGCAAGTAAAGCCAATCAATTAGCTAATACTGCTAACACTCAATCAAGCGAGGCTAAGCAACTAGCACAAGATGCAAATACTAGTACTGGTAACGCTCAGAAACAGATTGATGCAATTAAAGGTGATATTACTGATTCAAAGAAACAAATTCAAAGTGCGGTTGACCAAGCAAATGCAAATGCTAAAGAAATCAATTCAGTAAAAGAAACATATGCTACTAAAGTTGATTTGACTAATGAATCAAAAACAATTCATGCAGATGTAAGCACAGAGATTGAAAAGAAAGTCGGTGAGTTATCGACTACTGTATCACAAACTTATGCATCTAAGAGTGCATTAACTAAGATTGAAGGCTCGTTGAATACTAAGATTAAACAAAATGCCGATTCAATCACTACTCAAGCAAGTTCGATTGAAAAGCTGCAGTCTGATACAACTCAAGCTCAGAAAGATATTACTGATGCGACTAAAAAAGCAACGGATGCTCAAACTCTAGCAGATAAAGCTTTAGGTAATGCTCAAAGCGCTCAAACTATAGCAGATCAAGCTAAGAAACAAGCAGACAGTGCTCAATTGAATTTAGATAGTGCTAACAAAGAGTTGGTGGCTGCGAAAAAAAATCTAGAATCAGTTACAGGTCGAGTTGATTCGAGTGAAAAAGAGATAAGTGATGCAAAGACTAGGCTATCAAAGGCAGAATCAGATGTCACACAAGCTCAGAAAGATGCAACTACTGCTCAAAACAATGCTCAAACTGCAATAAATAATGCTAAGACTGCACAATCGACTGCAGATGCTGCTAAAGCTAATGCAGAACAAGCACAGAAGGATTTGAACGATTTAACAAATCGTGTTACTAAAACTGAAACTGCAATTAAACAGAATGCAGATAAAATCACGTTACAAGCTAAATCGGTCACTGAAATAAAAGGAATTGCGAGCAGTGCAAACAGTAATGCATCAAGTGCATTAAATAAAGCCAATAGTCTAACTGATAGAGCTAATAGTGGTGAATTCAATGGTCGTGGTGTTGCAAGCACAAAAGTAGAGTATCAAGCATCTACTTCTGGAACTACCGTACCTACTGGAACGTGGTCTCCTACAATTCCATCTGTTGCTGCTGGTTCATATTTGTGGACTAAAACTACAACTAACTATACAAGTGGAAGTCCTACAATAGGATATTCTGTAGCTCGTATGGGTGTGAATGGTGCCAAAGGTGACAAAGGAGCCACAGGTCCTCAAGGTCCACAAGGCTTAAAGGGTGAGACAGGTTCACAGGGTCCTCAAGGTCCTCAGGGATTGAAAGGTGATAAAGGGGCTACTGGTGATAGAGGCCCTCAAGGTATTCAAGGACCACAAGGTGTGCAAGGAGTTAAAGGTGTAGATGGTAAAACATATTACACTTGGATTAAGTATGCTGATTCTCCTACAAGTGGTATGTCTGATAGTCCTACTGGTAAGTTATATTTAGGTGTTGCTTACAACAAATCTACTGCAACTGAGAGTACAAATTATTCTGATTACTCATGGTCTTTAATCAAAGGTGATAAAGGTGCTAAGGGAGATAAAGGTGCAACAGGCGCTCAAGGGCCAACTGGTGCAACAGGTAATGGTATTAAATCTATTGTTTATACATATGCTCGAACTACATCTCAGACTGCTCCTTCTGCTACGGCAATTACTTCAACTACTATGCCTACGTTAGATGCTACTAATAAGTATTTATGGCAGAAAGAAGTGATTACATATACAAATAATCAACAACAAACAACAGTTTTATTGCTTGCTGTATACGGTGATAGAGGAGCAACAGGTGCTAAAGGAGATAAAGGAGAACAAGGAGTAAAAGGTAATGATGGTAAAGGCATTAAGTCTACATCTGTAACTTATCAAATATGGCCAAATGGTACTTCAACTCCGACTGGTACATGGTCGTCTACTCCTCCAAAGACTACTGCTGATAAACCATATTTATGGACAAGAACAGTAATTACCTACACTGACAACGCTCAGAGCACTTCATATTCAGTTGGAAGTACTCCGGAAGGAATTCAAGTTGGTGGTAGGAATTTAATTAAATATGGTAAAGGTGATTCTAAAAATGGTATATTTAAAAACTTTACACATATAAAAGATGGTTATGCCGAATTAACCTTAAAAAGTAAAAAAACGTATGCTAGTGTAAATATTGACAACGGCTTTGTTTTAGGGTGTAGGGAATATAAAGTTGGTGCTTTTTATATTTGGTCATATGACATAATGTACACTGAATGGAATTTTCCATCAGGCACAAATAGGAATGAATTTTGGTTTGGACAACGCTATACAAATGCCCCATCAGGTCAAACTGGAACTGGATTATGGGTACAAGTAACAGCTCATTCATTACCTCAAGTTGGCGCTAATGGGTGTAAATTAAATGAATGGTATCATGTAGAACAAAAAATAATAATTCCAGTGCAAGCATCTGCAAACGTTGGCACCGCTGCTAGTATTCAATTCTATAATTCTAATGCAAATGTTGAAGCTAGTTTTACAGCAAGATTTAAAAATGTCAAACTTGAACTCGGTAACAAAGCTACAGACTGGACTCCTGCGCCTGAAGATGTAGACAATGCAATAAATGAAGAACGTACTACGCGACAGTCTGCAATTGAGACTAAGGCAAATGAAATTACATCTAAGGTTTCTGAAACTTATGTATCAAATTCGGCGTTTGAACATTATCAAAATACTGTATCAAGTCAGTTTACTCAAACGAAAAAGGACTTCACATGGTCAATCAATCAATCGGTAACTGATGCAAAGAATGAGATGAATGGTCAAATTGGCAGTGTAAATGGGCGTGTTGATGGTTTGAAGGAAACTACCGATAATGTAAACAATTACATGAGCTTTGACAAAGATGGATTAACTCTAGGTAAATCAGACAGTTCGTTTAAAACAAAAATCACGAATCAAGAATGGTCGATTCAAAAGAACGGTGCAAAGGTAACGTATATAAACGATCAAACAATGTACATTACAGATGGTCAATTTACGCAGTCTTTAAAAATCGGTAACTTTGGCTTTGTGCCAAGAGCAAATGGCTCATTGGACTTTAAAAAGATAAGGTAGGTGATTGAATGGCACAATTCAGCGGAAACATAGGAATAAGCACAGGGCAAACAGACAAGTATTCGTTATTGTTGGATGTTTCAGAGAAATCTTATTCAATTGAAAATAACACATCTCAAGTTGAGTGGTGGGTTGGTATCCGTTCAAATACTGCATATCATAATCACTATGGTTTATCAGAAACGTATGTAGTTAATATCAATGGCACTGTAGTACACAATGCAGTACATACACCTACAGTCAACAGTGGTGCTACTGTATGGGTAGCAAGTGGAACAACTACTGTATCACACAATGCAGATGGTTCTAAATCTATATCAGTCAGTGCATCGTTTAACAATGCAGACAGAGGAACATATTTACCAACGACAGGATCATGCAGTGGTAGTTTAAAGTTAACGACAATACCACGTGCAACCACTCCTTCTATTGATAAACCGAGTTTAGATTGTGGTAGTGCAATTAAGATTAGTGGTACAAGTGCATCAAGCAACTTTTCACATAAAGTTAATGTAACTTGGAATGGAACAAAAACACAAATAGGAACAATAGCTAGTGGTACAACAACTCCTAGCTTTTCTTATACCATTCCGACAGATTGGGAAAAGAATATTCCTGATTCAACAAGTGGTATTGCTACATTTACATTAGAAACAATCAGTGGTTCAACATCAGTTGGTTCTAAAACAATAAATGCGACTATTAAAGTTAGAAGTAGTATTGTTCCAACGATTGGAACTGTTGGTATTTCTGATACAAATTCAATTTGTGCAGGTATTGGACAATATGTTCAGAATCAATCAAAATTAAAATTCTCGATTGCTACAAGTGGTAATCAAGGCTCAACGATCACATCAGTATCGACTAAATTTAATGGCCAAACATATAGTGGTAGCACGTTCACAACTCAAGCGATTCAAAACAGTGGTACGCTAACATACACAATCACAGTTACAGATTCACGTGGTCGTACTGCTACTAAGAGTGGTTCAATAAATGTAGTTGCATACAATCCACCTAGTCTTACAAATGTAAGTGCAAAGCGTGCTAACTCAGGCTATGCAGTAGATGAATCAAGTGGAACGTATGCGTTATTACATTTCAAAGTTGGTTTTACAAGTTTATCGAATAAGAATGTAACATCATTCTATATTCAGTATCGAGCAAGCGGTGCTAGTTCATGGACTAAGATTAATTCATGGGCTAACAACTACACACTGAATCAAGATTACAAAGCAGGTAATTTATTTACCTCGACAACTACAACGTATGAAATTGCATTCGGTGTTAAAGATAAATTCATGAGCGATTACTCATGGCAAATCGTAACTGTAACTCCAACTTACACATTAATTAATTTTGGTAAAGATGGAAAATCACTTACTTTCTTTGGACAAGATGGTAATAATGCCAACCAATTAACTGTAAATGGAAGAATGCAAACAAATGAACTAGTCATAAATGATAAAATACAATACAGCCGTGAAATTTCCGATAACGGTAATACCGATGGTTATTTTAAATTATGTCAAATTAAAATAAACAGTACTTACGTAAACTATCCGATAGAAATTTGCTATTTTCAACGTGGTAGCCAAACCACAACTAAATTAAATATATTGTTTAATTCAATTAATACAAATGATCATAGTTTAAATAAGTTTACTTATTTCGGATATTGTAGAGGTGCTTATATTGTCAAAGCTAGTACTTCAACTTGGGATATTTATGTAAAGAAAAGTGAACCATGGGATGCTATCGGCTTTGTCTATTGGAGTTGTAAGAGCCCTAATGTAGCACTTAATATCATTGGAAGCAGCGAAGCAAAGCTTCCTGATGGATATACTAGAGCAATTAATTTCGAAGCAGATATGATGTATCCAGTAGGTGCGGTTTATATCACGTACAACAATAATAACCCTGGCAACTTTTTAGGTGGTACTTGGGAACGTTTTGGTCAAGGCCGAACATTAGTGGGTGAAGGCACTGGCAATGATGGTAGTACAAGTATGACATTTACTACCAATTCAAGTGGCGGTGAATACAAGCATAAGTTAACCGTAGATGAAATGCCTAGCCATAAACATGATATCCAAATGTCAGTTAGTACAAATTGGACTGGTAATGGCGGAAATGCATTTCAGTTAAACAATCAAGCTACTGCAAATTGTATTTATGATTATATTAAAGACACAGGTGGAGATGCATCTCACAATAACGTTCAACCTTACATTACAGTTTTCTTTTGGCGAAGAACTGCTTAATTACGCGGTCCTTCTCCAAAAATAGACAACTATATATGGTTGGATATTGTTATGTGATTGGTCTCCACCTTGTTTATTAGTATTTGGCCCGAATAACATTGTGTCAGAAGTATACTGTTTCCAACTGTTAGGTAACGCAACTGACCATTTAGGCGCATTCGTTTGTGGATTATTGGTAGTATTCTGAATAAATACTGCATGACTGTGATTTGGCATCTCTTCAACAGTTAATTGATGAGCGTACTCACCACCAATTGAATTAGCAGTATATGTCATACCTTAACTATGCGGTTCTGCGCCAAAAATATACTGTGATGTATGGTTGCAATAATGGTATTTTCGTTTTCATGTTTTTATTGTGGTCATGAACACCCATTTGATTACCATTGCTATTAAGAAGTGCACCGTAATATATGTAACCTATATCATCACGTACCATAGAATGATTGTATAAACCACCTGTGGAGTTTGCAGTAAAAGTCATACATTTACAACGTATAGTAATCACAAAGTAATTCAACACATTTACGTTTCAATTCCATCTGCGGATGTACGTAGATATTCATTGTGATTGATACATTGGAATGGCCTAACAATTCACTAAGTGATTTGTAGTCACATCCACATTCAATACATCTCGTTGCAAATGTATGTCTGAGCGCATGGAACTTGCGGTGTGGGAGCTCAAGTTCTTTAAGAATCTGATTGTAATACAATCTGTATTTGTTTGGTTCTATCGGCTTATTTCGATTTGTTAATACATAGTTATCTTCTTCGCCTTGAAGAAGGATTGCATAGTGCATTATCCAGGTATTCAATGGAATCATTCGAGCACTGGAACGTGATTTAGGTGGTGTTATTGAAAGATGGCTACCATCTTCTTTTGTGTATGTTCGTATCATGGTTTTGTTTATATTTAAAAGCTTAGTCTGTACATTTATGTCAGACCATTTAAGAGCGCACAGTTCACCTATGCGTATTCCTGTATGTATACATAAAAGGATTCCAAAGTTTTTACAATTAATCTCAGATTGGAGGTGATTAATCAATGTTATTTGATTTTCTTTTTCAAAAATCTCTACCGCCTTAGAAGGATGGTATGGTAGTTGAATATCGACTTTGAATGGAAGTGTAAATTTTAAAATTTGAATAATGTCTTTGGCATATTTGAATGATATACCACCTTTTCCGTCTTTACGGCCGTTTTCAAGTTTTTGAAGAATAAACTCTTGTAAAATATCGTTATTCAAATTTTCAATTTGAAAATTGCCAAGTTTTGGCATGATGTGATTGTGGATCACATTACAATAATTTGTGTAAGTGCTGTATTTTAGATAGATTTTCTTTTCTTTTAACCAAGATGTTAATTTGTCAGAATATAGCATTTTTGTTTACCTCGCTTTTTTATATTAATAGGAGGATTTTATATGACTAAAGTTCATGAAATCAATTTAAATACAAAGTTATGGAATTTTTTCACGGAACATGACTTTACTATTCTTGATTTGACTGATAAGCAAATCAATGAACAAGATTACGTGTTATTCAAGCAAGTTTCATTAGACGAAGGCAAAGAAACTGATACAGGTTTGTTTAGAATGACACAAATTCGCAGCATCACAACTAACGATGGTTTCAAAGATGGTTATGTGATGCTAAACGTAACTAAATTATAGATATTGCAGAGTCTAGAAATAGGCTCTTTTTTAATAAGTCTAATAGGAGGATCAATATGAATTTAGATTTTACACAAGTTACAAATTATTTTGTTTTAGTTGTTTTGGTAGCGTGCTTAGTTGTCGGATATATTTTAAAAACATCATTTACAAGTTTCCCTAATAAATATATTCCAACAGTGCTTGCTTTAATTGGAATGACATTGAATCTAGCGGTATCAGGCCTTTCGATTGAAAGTGCCGTATATGGAGCGGTGATGGGATTGGCATCTACTGGACTGCATCAGGCATTTACACGTTTCATTGAAGGCAAAAACGAAGATGAATAGGGTGTTGGATTGTGGAAGAAGTAATTAGATCAATCCAACTATTCTTAGTAATATGTGGTGGTATCATCACGATTGGTGGTGCTTATAAGGTTTTTCAAGATTGGCAAAAACCAAATAAAGATTTAAAAGCGATGGTTCTAAGACATGACGAATTGTTAAAACAAGACAACGATAGAATTAAAAATATCGAAAAGTTAGTCATTTCGCAAGAAGGCTTAAGTAATAAGCTAAATGAACATACTCGCATTTTATCTGAACACGATAATCGTCTTGATGAAGATAAAGAAAGAAGTAATTTGTTGCTTAAAGCAAATATTGCGATTCTAAATGGTCTGTTATCAGATTCAGATAAAGAAAAGCTAGTCGAAACTAGAAATGAAATTCAGGACTTTTTAGTCGAAAAAAATTAAAAAATATCAATTAACGTACTGGATCACGTGCGTTTTTTTGCTTATTTTTGCAAGAAAGGATGATTTTTTATGCCAACAATTGATGAATTTATTAATTATGCAGCAGGCAAAGTTTTTAATAATCAAGGGAATGTAATGAATATTAATTATGTTCAAACTAGTGCTCCTTATGGTGGTCAATGTGCATCATTAATTCAAGGTTATATGAAACATTTTGGATGTGAAGTTAAACCACGTGGTAATGCGATTGATTGGTGGAGAAACTTTGATTCAAATGGATTGAGTAAATATTTTACCAAATCAAGCACTCCAACAAATGGAGCGGTCATTATCACAAACGGTGATGCGACTTATGGACATATTGGAATTTATTACAATGGATTGATGCTCCAACAGAATTACGCAAGTAATCCTCATGCTAGATTACTAGCAATTTGTGGTACACCTTATGGATATTTAATCCCTAAATTCTTGAGCACATACAGTGATTCTCAATTAATCAAAGAACACGCTAAAGCTACTTTTATAAACGATACAAAAATTATTATCCACAGAGATTCACCTACTGGTGCTTCTTATGGGTCTTTTGTAAAAGATGAAGTTCAGGAATACACAGAAAAGTGGGTAGGAAATGGACATAGATATATTTCATGGCTACACACAAATGGAGTTAGATGTTTTGCAGCCGTTAGTGGTAGTGAAATTCAAGGAAAAGAACTATGGGCAACTTTTTCAGAAGTAAAAGAAGAAGTTAAACCAACTCCAACACCAACTACTAAACCTACTGAAACTAAGCCAACGGAAAATACAAATGGATTTAGTTCAGTCAATGAAGGAGAATACGAAGGTCACGACGTAAAAGATGAAGTTTATAATCATGATGGAGTTACAGTTGATTTAATTGATAAGAGCTTGTATCCGTACAAATGTCCTTATTTAATGAATAAGCCTCAAGCAATCATCATTCACAATGCAGCTACACCAAATGGAACTGCTAAAGCTTTGAATAATGCATTGCACAATTCAAAAGAATATAAATCTTGGCATTTTTCTGTAGATGATAAAGATATTATCGAATCGTTACCTTTAAACAGAAATGCATTCGCTACAGGTGATGGAGCATATGGACTGGGTAATAGAACTGGTATTCATATTGAAATTGCTAAAGACAATGATAACGATTCACAAGACGAATGGAAGAAAGCTAGAGACAATGGAGCAAAACTCGCATCTGAATTATTATTCAAGTACGGATTAAGTATTGATAATTTGAAAAAACATCAAGACTATAAAATGACTAATGGATCTTATAAATATTGTCCTCACAAAATCCTTGATGAAGGATGGAATGAGTTTAAATCATTAGTATCACAATATTTGGATGAGTTAAACAATCCGAAAAAGGATGATTCAAACGATACAAGCGATTCAAATGATAAAATCAATATTGATGGAATCAATCAAATCATTGCTTTGATTT